CGCACCGACTTGGATACCGTGCTTGACAGCGAGACCTGAACGGGGCGCAACCCGACCATATACATTTACTGGCAAAACAATTGAGATCCCTGTCCCGACAAGATGCCTAGAGTTATGTGGGACACAACAATCCTCGACACTGTATAAATCATATCCAACAGCATAAGAAGAACCCCGAGTTGGAATAACAGCATCTTCGACAAGTTTCTTCACACAAAGTTCACTCATTTATCTATATGGAGGTATAATCTTTATCTCACATGAATATAAGATGTACATTATAATACTCCTATTTATTCTATGGTTTTTTAGATATGCAAATAGATGTCCATGTGATAAAAATACATGCACATGTTACAGGACCGAATTTTACGGGTTTCAATATGGACATTTGTTTTTCTATACGTTATTGGGTATGTTGTATCCAACCAAGTTCTGGTTTTGGATAGGGCTCGGTGTTTTATGGGAGATATTTGAGTATTGGTTATCCATGAATCCGCGTATTATACATAAACTTGGTGGATGTCTATCTATTCATGGTGACAAGGGTCCAATATGGATGCGCCGCGTGTATGGAAATGAACCAAAATATGAGAACTTCATAGATAGATTATTTGGAATACGAAATTCAACTGAACATACTTGGCATTACTCTATAGGTGAGAATTTCACAAATATATTTGGATTTTTAATTGGAATGCAATTAAGGACGAGACTCTTTGATTAAATAATGTGGTCAATTCACAACGCGGTTGTGCGCGCGACTGCTGAACCAAAAAATGACTATGACAAACTAAAGAAACGCATCAACCTTGCGACACTTGGGTATGGTGGCGCACTCACATCGATGTATTTCATCACACATGGCGCAGATCAGGGTGTCTCATCTACCATAGGTGTCGCCACTTCTCTAGCATACATCAATCTTCTAGAAAGGCATGTAGATAATATCGAAAGATCACCATTTCAAAAACAGTTACTGGCTCCAATTGGAACTGCTATATTTGAAACTGTGTGGAACAGTGCACCTTTTGCGTTTGACTTTGATTATGGAGCAACATTTGTGGGATTCCTCGCATATAAAGTGGCATTATTAACAGTCGTGTATGATGAAGTGCGAAGAATGTTGATTTCTGATGATGAGTAATCATTACAAAACTATGTCATTTATAGGTGTCGTCTACGTGAATTCTTCTTAATTTCACCATTCACCACATATTCATCGATCTTCCTCGCGATACCTTTACCAATACCCGGTACTTTGAGAGGTCCCGTTGAGATTTCGGTGCCATTTGTGACTTCAAATTTGAGTTTGCGGATAGCATCCGCAGCTTTCTTGTACGCCTCGCTCTTATGAGTATTTTCTTCCGTATGCGAAAGTAACTCTAATTGTTCGGCAATGTTCTCGTTTGTAGTGAATGTCTTGAAACTCCCAGTTTCAAGAAATTCATTTATTTTTCGGACGATACTTTTTCCAATACCGTATACGTGAGAGATTTGATGACCATTGGTGATTTTGTAGTCCATGTGATAGATAATATCGGATGCCCTTTCGTATGCATCTTTCTTGAATTCATTTTCTTCATCGTCTGCGAGCGTTTGGAAAGCATCCGCGAGATCCCGATTGTAAGAAACAAAGAAGTCTTCGTCTTCCGATTCAGAGTCCGTGTCAGATGCGATAGATTCATCGTCACTCACTTCAGCATAGTGGAGCATGGTTTCATACTCGAGAATAGCCTTTTCTTCTTCGCATTTTTGGAGACGCTCTCTGAGTTCAGCGTTCTCCTTTTCAAGGTTGGCGATGTAAGTGGCAATAGATTGAGAGTTCATGTTTGATTGAGTCTTGTGATTTTAATGATGGATCAACGTGACTTAGGTACTTAAATCCGCATCCGCAGTGTAATACGTCTTCCCTTTCATCACAAAACTATGCACTCTTGCATACGCCCACGCCTGTGGAGAAGCACCTGGTCTGTGCCCGGTTCTCCATGCAGCAAGTCCTCGATCGTACACGGTTCTCAGTGTCTTCAATGGTATCTTCGTCGCCTTCGCGATTTCTGGAAGGGATTTCGCGTTCGGGTACTTTTCGCGGAATCGTTTCGTGTATGATGATGTCTTGGTTTTCATATCCTTGTCAGTAGAGAAGTCTGTATAGGTCTTTTTCATCATCTTTGTGTATCTAGTTTCTATATCTTTGAGCGTAGTAAGTCCCCTGAAATACTTGAGTGGTGCATATACAGGCCCCTTCTTTTTTCGTAATTCTCGAACCTTTTTTAGTATTTCCTGATCTGTGAGAACCATCTTAATTATAATGTAGATTTAATTAAGATGGGGTGGGAGGAACATGACTTAGTTGCACATGCAGATAGAACACGCGTTGATTGTATGAGTTGTATATTTGTTGGGGGTATTATACTTTCTTTAGGTACTATTATATATCTAAAAATTGAATACGTCTAATTATCAAACCAATTATAATTGTCACTCTTTGTAATATCTTTTGTGCATCTACGACATTGGTTATATGAATCGGTTTTGGAATTGTATATAAGTTTCTTGTCGTGACACATTACACATACTTTTACATGTGGTGGTTTTTTATGATTGTTAATGCGTGTGCGTGTATTAAGTTCCATCATCTTCCAATTCATAACCGTAGCTGTGATGATCTTCGTCATACTTTATTTACCGAAAAATTTTATCGCTTCTTCTATGTTATGAAAAATTTTTTGTCCGAATTTGACCCGTCCAGTAACGGTACAATAAGCACCCTGGATACCGTTGTAACTGGCTTTGTGAATCATGTCTATATTTTTATCAACTATAAACGACTTAGGAAAAAATGGGTTAAAAAATATGGAATACTCTTGAGTATGAGTCTCGAAATAATTATTGGTAATATGTTCTCGGGTAAGACGTCTGAGCTTATCCGGCGCCTAAAAAGATACAAAGTTCTTGGTAAGAAAGTCGCCGTTATAAATTCTGTAAAAGACACGAGGTGTGACGAAGAAGTACTTCACACCCACGATGGTGTAAAATTTGATTGTATAAAGGTAAATCATTTAGCCAACTGTTTATTGGAAGAATCGTTTTGTGATGCAGAAGTCATCGCCATAGACGAAGCGCAATTTTTTGGAAGTCTCAAAGATTTTGTGGGTATGTGTTTATTTTTAAAAAAACGGGTTCTCATAGCAGGTTTAGATGGTACATTCAATCAACAGAAGTTTGGTGAAATTTTAGAGTGTATACCAATGGCAGATGATGTTACCAAATTATCTGCTCTATGTATGGACTGCAAAGATGGAACACATGGGCCATTTACTAAACGAATTATAGAGAGTAAAGAAGTTGAACTAATAGGAGGGAATGATGTGTACAAGGCGGTTTGTAGGAGACATCTCATCTAAAATCGCTTCACATCTAAAATCAAAACAACGCGTTTATCCGAAGATGTCTTATCCACCTTGTGATAACGCGCGTGATCAAATAGGAAATCTTGACCAGGTTTATGTTCATGTGTGTCATAATCTGTATCAAGCGTACTAGTACCCTCTATCGTAAGATGATAACGCAATAGTATATTACTTTCTGCTCGATGCGCCGGAATGGTGATTGGGCCATCCATTACTGCTATCATACCACCTGAAACACATGGTATACTTTTGACTATCTCATTTATTTCTGGGAAATCTTCGATTTTGTAGTAATAATAATTGTTATTATTTTCAAACCATGCATCCATATCATGGAAATAGTATTTATGTGCATTATCTACATTGTTGCGGTAAGAGTCTCGTATTTCTGTAAAGTATAGACGCATTCTCCATAATCCTGGATAATTGTCTACTTCATAAACCGGTTTGTACATTAACATGTCGACGAGTGTGTTTCTTATTCCCAATATAGGCCTGAGAGGTCTTTGAAAATACAGGCGGTCTATAGGCGATTTAAAGTAGTCTAGTGCTATCATCACGAGTGGCACCAAAATAAAATGCCACATTATAATAAATGCCAGGTTATAAAGGACGCGAATACTACGCACCAGAACCAACCGAAGATACGAATTCACTTGACAAGCGCTTCTTGTTTGGTCTTACTAAAACTCAAACAGGTCTCATCGCACCACCGGCCCTCTACTTTTCCTTGATGTTATATGTTGTCTTGATGAGCTTACCAGCTGTATACAAAAAACGCCCAGGTCTGCTCATTCCACTTGCATTCGGATTGTACATAAACGGGATACACTTGTACCATCACTATGCTCTTTTGAAAAAGATGTAAGTGTATAATATAAATGTTTCTATCGAAGGTTTTTGCAAACTTAATATTTCAAGCATTTGTCGCCTATGGTTCAGCTAAAACTATCATAGAGGATGAAAAACTAAGCGATGTAGTTGCTGCAAATATGCTTAAGTACACTATAACATACATAGTGGCTATTCTCATGTTTGCGTTTACTAATAATATAATCTCGAGATTTGCTCTATTTACTGTCATTTCTATGCTTACCGGTGTATTCTTATCTCAAACGGGATTTCGTAACGTGAAAGGTGCATTACTCGATGCTATATACATATTTATATGTATGTTCACACTCGGTGTAGCCACACATTTGTTGGGTTATGACCTTCGCGTATTAGGCCCTATACTCATTATGTCTCTTATAGGTCTCATAATAGCTAGACTTGTTACGGGTGCAAGTTATGCGCGGGTCGCAATAGCTTTGTTTGCAATTTTCATTGTGTATGACACGGATGCCATTTTGAAACGTAATTACGAAGGTAATTTCGTCAGAGCGTCCTTCGACTACTTTGTAGATATTTTCAATATTTTTAGTGGATTATTGGAAGATGAATAATAGTAT